CAGCATGGCATACAATGCTCGTTTCGTGCCTGGTGGAACTTCAATCCTTGTTGACACAGTCACAACGACAAACCTCAGCACAACAGCGACAACAACGTCTACTGCATTGCTTAAGGCTGGTGACGTCATTACAACCACCAACGTTGGAACAGGAACATACATCGTCTCAATTACGAACGGAACAACCTTCGTGATGAGCCAAGCAGCAACCGTTACAGGTGCAGCTCCAATTACATTCCGTCGTTACTGGTATCGCGATAGTTCAGCTATCGGTGACCATGCGTACATCCGTCGAATGAATGAAAACTTCGAAGATGAAGTTTGGTATGCACCATGTGCAGTTTCTGGTGATGGTATCATCTGGAATCTTCGTTCACGTGTTCAAATGCCTGCTGGCGCGAACTTCTTGTATGGAACATTAACTGTCTCGAACATGCCAGTTGCTGACTATGATGTCGCAACAAAGCTCTACGTCGACTCAACAGCTCAAGGCTTGCTGATTCACCAGCAAGTTGCATGTGCGACAACAGCGAACATCACGCTTTCCGGATTACAGACAATCGATGGTTACACAACACTGAACGGTGACCGTGTTCTCGTTATGGCCCAAGCAAACCCAATCGACAACGGTGTTTACATCGCTGCCGCTGGTGCATGGGCTCGCTCATCAGATACAAACACTGCTGGTCTGAACTCAACATCATCACAAACCAACATGATTGGTGCGTATGTGTTCGTTTCAAATGGAACAACACTCGTCAACTCATCTTGGGTTATGTCAGTCAAGCCATACACACTTGGTGCGACAGGAATTGTCTGGACAAAGTTCGCTGCGGCTGGTATTATCACTGCATCAACTGGATTGCAGAAAGTTGGTAACGATATTCAAGCAAAGTTGGCTGCTGGTCATTTGATGTTGAATGGTTCAGGACAAATTGCGTTTGATACAAACGCATTGACAACACTCGGAACACAACCAACCAACAATCCACGATTTACAAGTGTTCTTTGGTCTCGCAGCAACGTTCAGGTTGACTATGCGTCAAACGCAATTCAATCTAACTCAACTGCCGGTGATGTTGGCATCACATTGCATGCTGAGGGTACGAGTGCCGTTCAGTTGAAACACACTCGTGGTTCAAATAAACTCACTGTATTGGACGCGGTTGGAAGTTTAGCTCGTGTATTTGCTCAGCCAGATGTAATTTCAGTTTCATACACCGGAAACTTCTATTGTAATGGTGTATGGCTCGCAATCCCATTCAACACAATTCAAACGAATAATGGTGGAACTTCACTTTCATGGGCTGGTGGTGCAAACATCACAGTCAATGAAGCTGGTTGGTATCGAATTTCATTCTCGGGAAGTGCCTTTTGGTCAGGCGTGTGGTACAATGGAATGCATACTGCAATTGGAATAAATGGTGGTGTTGCATACTATGGTCAAGCAAACTATGGTGTATACCACTATTATTCTGGCATGGGCGCAGAGAAAACACTATACCTCGCTGCAGGAACAACGATTCAAATCTTCTCTAATGCAATAGGAAATGCGTATGTTGCTGGTTCGTGGAATCAATTTACTGTAGAAAGAATCAACTAAAATGCATTATTACAATGACCTCATTACTGCAAAAGTTCCCACAGCAAAATCGAATCTCGATTTTGCTGTTTATCAAAATCCCGAGACGAATGTTGTTGATATTGCTTGGTTTCCAAATACACTGATTCCAAAAGCACAGCAATTCACATTGAAGGATTTCACCACAGCTGAACTCAACGCTGCTGAATTGGCTGGCGCAAAGAGAAACAAGATTGATGACATCAATCTTCTCTGCACAGAACAAATCTATGCAGGATTCACATCGTCTGCACTTGGAACACCACACTTATATCCAGCGCAAGACAAAGACCAGATGAATTTGCAGGCGTCGATTCTTGCATCCGCACTCCCAAATACACCAGCGAGTTGGACAACTCCGTTCTGGTGTCAGGACGTTGCGACAGGAGCATGGAATTTCACGCCACACACGATTGCACAGATTCAACAAGTTGGTCTGGATGGAAAGAATGCAATCTCTGGTGCACTCATCAAGAACGCAACTTTGTCATCACAAGTTGTGGCGACACAAACCCTTGCTGGTGTTTCATCAATCAATTGGTAAGCAATTTAGGTTTTAATAAATAGAATCGTGTATGCCCTTAATTGCAAATATGATCTATTTTATATATCAAACAACAGACCTTTCTAATGGAATGTACTACATTGGAAAACATAAAACAAACAACATTGATGATGGATATCTTGGTTCAGGAATCCATCTAACTGCAGCAATTCGAAAGCGAGGAAAAGATAATTTTGTCAGAGAAATTATCTCTTTCCACGAAGATGATATTGAATTGACATCAGCTGAAATTGATATTGTTACACAAGAAATTGTAGACGACCCAAATTCATATAATTTGTGTATTGGTGGTGATGGCGGGGATAAATCGTCTGGACGAGTGTGGATAAATAATGGAATTATAGGAAAGCGTGTAAAATCGACTGAACTAGATGTATATATTTCTTCTGGCTGGGAATTGGGACAATCCGCTGCACATATTGAATCTATGTGTGCTGAGTTGCGAAAGCGAAATTGGTGGTACAATCCTTCAACAGGGGAAACACAACATTCAATTGAGAATCCTGGTGATGGATTCATTGAAGGTCGTGGTGAATCAAAACGAAAAGGTATTCCAAGTAATATATCAGACGAACAACGAAAACATCTAGCAGAGTGTGCTAGATCGTTTCATACAGGAAGAAAGAAACCTGAATCAATGAAGAAAAAATTGTCTGATAAAAAGTGGATATCAAAAGATGAAAAAACTATCAGAATTTCAAATTCAGAACTAGATGCATATTTAACTTCTGGTTGGAAATTAGGACGAATAATGAAACGAGGAACATAAAATTCTTGGTCATGCACCCTTCTATCACGAGATGATTAAAAAGACGACTGCCATGTTCGGCACGTTGTTCAATGACCTCTCGATAATTCGACAAGACCCGACTAAGACGAAGTCTCAGACGGTGAAAGTTCCTTTGCTCTACGGCTCGAAGGACAAGGCGTATGCACGTAGAACTGAAGACCCAGATACTGCGTTCAACATGAAGACGACATATCCTCGAATGGCATTCTTGCTTTTGGGGATTGAGAGAGATTCAATCCGCAAGATGAATCCAATGAACGTTCATCGTGATGATGCAACTGGTGATGCGATGTATTCTCCAGTTCCATATAATTTCACGTTCGAATTGTATATTGAGGCAAAGCACCTCGAAGACGGATTTCAAATCACTGAACAAATTCTTCCATTCTTCAACCCAGAATATACGATTGCTTCGACAACATTCCCTACGCTGAACTTGCAGAAGGATATCAAGGTTGTTTTGGAATCCGTGACGTTTGCTGACGAAGCACCAGACAGCAACTTCGAAGATGATTCAGTCAATGACTGGACGATGACATTCACCGTTCAATCATACTTGTTCGCACCAAGCGCACTCAGAGCTCGTATTGAAGAGGTCGATATCTTCACGTTTACTGATGCTGCGTTGACACAACTCAGTTCAACTCAGATAGTCACATCCGCTGGAATTCAAATTACAAAGCCGATGTAACTAAATAAGTGTATCAAATCAATGGTAAATTGTTATGGCTGAGTTTCAACATCCTCTGGATGCACATTTTGACACACAAGAATCGACACCACTGGGAGTTCCAACAAAGGACCTCCCAGCTGTAGTTGAATCGACAGCAGTTGCAATCGTCAAAACAGACGAAGAGCAAGAGAAGCAGTATCAGACCGACTTCGAAGACTCGCGCCAAAAGATTCAAGGTGCGATGGATGTTGTTGAGACTGCGATGGCTGAACTTCTTTCAATTTCACAATCTGCGCAACAAGCTCGAGGTTTCGAAGTTGTTGGTACTCTTGCAAACACAATGGCAAACCTGTCCAAGACTCTGATGGACATGCACAAACAGCGCAGAGGCGGCGACAAGCCCGCAGAACAGCCTGGAACTACACAACAGTCTATCAGTGTTGACCAAGCAGTATTCGTTGGCTCTACAGCCGATTTCATGGACTTGAGAGGAAATAGAACATAATGGCACGTCTTGCTACAGCAGTGAAACCTGAAAACAAAATTACAACGATTGCAGGTGTCCAATACCTCAATTTCAAAACCTATCAAGGTAACGACAACCTGAAGGGCGTCGGTGTCAAAGTTGTTTGGACACACGCACTCAAGGACGAGTATGACCGTTGTGCTGAAGACCCAATTTACTTCATTGAAAAGTATGTAAAGATTGTCTCAGTTGACGACGGTATTATCCCATTCAAGATGTGGCCGTTCCAGCGCGAGCTCGTAACTGTTCTGCACGAGAATCGTGAAGTCATTGGTAAGCTCGCTCGTCAGGTTGGTAAGTCACAAACCACCGCATCATATTTGCTTTGGCACGTTCTTTTTCATGGTGTCAAGTCGTGGGCTATTCTCGCGAACAAGGATGAAACTGCTCGAGAAATTCTCAACCAAAAACTCCAAGTCTCATATGAATTGCTCCCGTTCTGGTTGCAGCAAGGTGTTGTGAAGTGGAACGAAGGTTCGATTGTTCTTGAAAACAAGAGCCGCGTATTGACTGCTGCAACATCATCAGGCGGTATTCGTGGTAAATCTCTGTCCGGTCTTGTATTGGACGAAGTTGCGTTCATTCCACCAAACATTGCACAACAGTTCTTCGAGTCAGTCTATCCAACAATTTCATCTGGTAAGACGACAAAGATTTTCATGTTGTCAACACCAAAAGGCTTCAACCATTTCTATAAGTTCTGGAATGAAGCGACTGAGAAACGTTCTGGTTTCGTTCCATTCAGCATCGACTGGTGGGAAGTACCTGGTCGCGACGACGCATGGCGATTGAAGATGATTGGTTCACTTGGTTCTGAAGAAGCATTCGACCAAGAATATGGTTGTGAATTCCATGGAACATCTGGAACACTCATCTCAGGTAAATTCCTGAAAGAGATGTCATATAAGTCGCCAATCAAATTGTTGAACGACGAACGTCTAGCAATCTTTGAAGAGCCAATTGCAAGCCATCAATATGTAATGACAGTTGACGGCTCTGAAGGATTGGGTCTCGATTACTCGACATTCAGCATCTTTGACATCAGTGCATTGCCATATCAGCAAGTCGCACGATATCGAAACAACAACATTTCACCTACATTCTTCCCTGACGTAATTGTCAAGACGGCGCGAGCATACAACGACGCGATGGTTCTCTGTGAATTGAACAGCACAGGAAAGCAGGTCGCTGACATCATCTGGATGGACTACGACTACGACAATATCGCATGGGTCGGCTCGAGTGAAAAGAAGGGTCAGGTCCTTTTTGGTGGAACTCGCGAAACTCAACAGCCTGGCGTGAAAACGTCAAAGATGACAAAGAGAATTGGGTGTACTTCACTCAAGGATTTGATTGAGAATAAGAAACTCATCATCAACGATTTCAATTCTCTGTCCGAATTATCGACATTCATTCGAAAGAACGATACTGTTGGTTGGGCTGCTGATGAACAGAAAAACGACGATATGGTTGCAACGTTGTGGCTCTTTGCATGGATGGCAACCCAAGAGTATTTCCGCAACATGAACGACATCGACTTGATGTCCGCTTTGCATGCAGAACGACAACAACAGCTTGATGACGAAGTAATTCCATTCTTCAATCTTTCCCAACTCAATGTTGCTGTTGAAGAGACAATCATCGATAATCAAGGGATTGTGTGGACTGCTGTAAATTAAGTTTTACACTAAATTAGACATTGGAGAAGTCATGGAAATCATTTTATCAGTCCTGAAATACTGGAAGCAGATTCTCGCAGTCGCGTTGATTGTGGGTGCTTACATGTTCGGGGCTCACGTCAAAGACCAAGAATGGCAATTGAAATGGGAACAGGAGAATTCGGCTCATGTCTCACAAATTGCACAAATTCAGGGTGACTACAACACCAAACAAACGAAGATTGCAACTGACTTCATGGATTATCTCCATGGTCGTGACGTCCGTATTGGACAATTGAAGAAGGAACTCGAAAATGTCAAAACTCAAAACGATGGCTCATGTACTTTGCTTGGTGGCACTATTGACCTCCATGACAGGCTGTCAATGGCTATGCCCAAAACCGGGACCGGGGACGGAACAGGTTCAACTAACGGTGGACTCAGCTTTGATGCAACCCCCTCAGGAATTGCATTGTCTACGTTGCTCGAAACCGTCGGGGACAACTACAATATCTGTAACACCGAAATAAAGAAACTTGAAGCCCTTCAAGGAGTAGTTCGTACCTTCCAAGAAGAGCAGAAGAAGGTTACGAAATGATTAAAAACTTCAAACTGAAGATGATGCGTTTGATTTTCAAATCAGACACAAATCCTGTGAAGGTATTTGTTGCAGTTGCAAGTCTGTTGTATTCAGCATTTGCAATATATTGCACCCCAAAAGAAGGTGTTCTAGTTCTAGTTGGACACGAGATTTTCTTGTCGCTGATGTTTTTGTATGGTGTTGGCCTCATTTGGCGAATGTTTGATGAAGAACATCGTCATTACTGCTCAATTACATTGAGCATTGTTGGCGCTCTTTTGTGGATTTCCACTGCTTGGCAGGAAATCTATGAATTTATCCAAATAAATAATAAGGTATACGACGACGACATTGCTGCGATTTCAACCATCGCACTTGCTTCGTGTTGGTTATTGATACGATGTGGGTCAGGTGAAACTCTGGCAAAAGAAAAATGTACATGTTAAGGACTGTGAAGTGGACCAAGCAAATCTAAACTTTTTAGGAGCAGCAACAGCAGGAACTTTTGCTACAGCATGGATAGGTCGACTCTTTTGGCGTCGTCTCGCACGTGATGGAGCTGAAGTTGCGAAGGACCGTGCTGAGATAAACATTCTCAAAACGCTTCAAGAGCAGGTGCAAGTCCTCGTTCAAGAGAACGAATCTTTACGAAAAAACGAGTCCGACCTCGAGCAC